CATCCCCTCGTGGTGGTGAAGTCACTATGACAGGTCATACGACAGACTACTTTGTTGATGGCGTTCCTAAAAAAGAAAAGGAATATAAGGAAATTGTAAATTCATTAGTTGATGAAAATATTTTCAAATTAATTACTAATCCGTTGTATTTCAACGAAACATATTCCTGGCAGAACCGCAGAAAGCTATTACTTGAGATGTGCGGAGATATATCAGATAAGGATGTTATTGCAGAATATAGTGAGCTAAAAGCATTGACTGACATCTTATCAGGCCACAGCGTAGACGATCATCGAAAGGTAGTAGCTGCGAAGAAAGCCGTCATCAATAAAGAGCTGGATATGATTCCAGTTCGAATTGATGAGGCCTTGCGCGGTAAACCTACCATTGATACTCCTCGAGACGTTCTTATTCAGGAGATTAGCTTAGCAACTACAACACTAGAAACTCTAGAGGCAGACAAAGCATTATTAGTGAATGGACATGCGGTTGTTGATACTAGAGCGGAGCTTAGAGATATACAACGTCGATTGATGGCTCGTGAAAGTGAACTGCAGATGGAATATAAAAAACAATCTGCATTGAAGTCGAATGAATACGATATGGTTGTTTCTGAACTTAACAATCTATCTTCTAAGGTTGAGAGCACCAAGCATCGCCTTGATACATCAAATAGGGATATTCAACGTATCGAGAGTGTTATTGACGAGCTGATGCATCAACGTCAGCAGGTTAACGAGGATGCATTTGTAATGGATATCGATGAGGCTTGCCCGACCTGCGGACAAAAACTTCCTGCAGAGCAAATTCAAGCCGCACGTGAAAAAGCTGAAACGAAGTTTAACCTTAGAAAATCTAAGCAATTAGAAGAACTTAATCAGTCTATTGAACTGAAGCAACAAGACATTGAGAATATTAAAAAACGAGATGCCGGCTTAGAGCCTGTTGAAACTTTAGAGGCTCTTATTAAGGCGAAAGAACTTGTCAAACAAACCATAACTGATGAAATTGGACAGCTAACAGCACCAGTGCTTGATGATGATTCTATATATGCTGATTTAAAAGCAGAAGAGTTTATGCTGCAGATGAAACTCGATGAATCTAATACAGATCATTCTGAAGAAATTGCAGACATAGACAAACGTATAGCTGCAACGAAAGAACACCGCTTTAACCTTGAAACTGAATTGAATAAATACGAAGAGGCTAAACGGATTGATACTCGTGTAGCAGAGCTAGAAAGTCAACAGGCTGAATTAGCAGCAGAAAAATCAAAGCTCGATGAAGCCTCTTATCTGATGGATGAATTCGTTAAGGCCAAGGTCAATATGCTGGAAGATGTTATTAACTCGAGATTCAAACTAGCACGATTCAAGATGTTTAATGTTATGTTGAACGGCAACGTTGAGGAATGTTGCGAAACCACCTATAAAGGGGTTCCGTATCGCAGCATGAATAACGCTGCACGTATTAATGTAGGCCTTGATATTATCAACGCACTAACTAGCTATTTCAAAGTGAATGCTCCGGTGTTTATTGATAACGCTGAAGCGGTGACTGAGTTTGTTCCTGTAAATAGTCAAACTATTAAGCTTATCGTTGATGAATCAGAACCACAACTAGTGGTTAAGGAGGTGTAGATATGGACGAATTGCAAGTTTTCAATAACATTTCTTTTGGGCAAGTTAGAGTCCAGGAGTTAGACGATGAAGTATGGTTTGTAGCAAAAGATGTATGCGAATGTTTAGGGATTAATGATACATCTAAAGCTGTAGGACGTTTAGATGAAGATGAAAAGGGTACGAATTCAATTCCTACCCCTGGAGGCAATCAGAATTTATTGACTGTAAATGAATATGGGTTATATAGCCTGGTGCTTTCAAGTCGAAAACCTGAAGCCAAAGAATTCAAACGTTGGATTACGCATGATGTAATCCCGGCTATTAGAAAAAACCGATTCTTATTCTATGGTGATTCCGCAGACATTGCCGGAAGCCCTTAGAGCATATGCTGATGAAGTAGAATCACATAATGTAACGAAAGCAATTGTAGCACAACAAGAACAGCAGATTGCGGAATTTAAACCGGTTAAGGATTACGTGGATAAAATTCTCTCAAGTAAATCCTGTTTAGCGATTACTCAAATTGCAGCTGACTATGGCCTTAGTGCTCAAGAGTTAAATAAAATTTTGCATGAAGCTGGTCTACAACGTAAGGTCGGTGATCAATGGATTCTGTACAAGCAACATATGGCGAAAGGTTTTACCAAATCAGAAACCTTTACATTCTGCAGAAGTGATGGCCGATTAGATTCAAAAATCACGACTAAATGGACGCAAAAAGGCCGCTTAGAAATTCATAGTATCTTAACTAAATTAAACATTCACGCTGTATGTGAAGACGTAGCATAGGAGGCGCACAATGGGAGAAATTGCGAAAGCGCAAACACAATTACAAACTCAATCATTGAAGACTTTAGTATCGAGTGAGTCTATAAAAAAACGATTTAATGAAATACTAGGGAAGAAGTCAGCAGCATTTGTATCTAGTTTGATTTCTGTTTCTAATAATAATGAACTCTTAACTAAGGCAGACCCTACGACTGTAGTTACTGCTGGTATTATGGCAGCTACACTAGACCTTCCTATTAATCAAAATTTAGGATTCGCTTATATTGTTCCATTTTATAATGGCAAAAAGAAAATTTATGAAGCCCAATTTCAAATGGGATACAAAGGGTATATTCAGCTAGCCATTAGAGCTGGCAAATACAAAAAGATTAATGCCATTAAAATCTATGAAGGTGAAATAAAGAAACGGAATCGACTAACAGGTGAATTCGAATTAGGGGCCCCTACCGGGGATGCTGTTGTTGGATATATGTCCTATTTCCGATTGGAGAATGGGTATGAACAATACCTATACATGAGTAAAGAAGAAATGGAAGCACATGCTAAAAAGTACTCTCAAACTTATAAAAAAGGTTTTGGACTTTGGAAAACTGACTTTGATGCGATGGCTATTAAAACCGTACTTAAACAGTTGCTAAGCAAATATGGTATTTTGTCTGTTGAAATGCAGAATATGGCGAACGCTCTCACTTCAGATGGCGCTGTTATTCGCGATAATGATGGCGAACTCACACCTGATTTTGAAGGAGAAACCATCGATATTCAATCTGATGTGGCTGAAACTATTGCTAATAACGCAAATTCAGAAACGATTGATATTGAACCTACTCCTACAAGTGAATTCGTAGATCCTGAAACAGGCGAAGTCGTCCATATGTTTGGTGATTAATTGTGATTAGTATTCAAGCATTCGGTAGTAGCTCAAAAGGGAACTGCTACCGAATCAAAACCTCAACTAATGGAGATGAATTATTACTAGATGCAGGGTTAGCATTTAAAGACATACAGCGGTATTGTCGATTTAATTTTGTACATCTCTGCGGAGTATTAGTGACCCACCAACACGGAGACCATTGCAAGGCCGTTTCTGACTTATTAAAACTCGGACATCGCGTGTACATGCTAAAAGACACGGCTGAGGCTATCTATGTTGCCGGACATCATAAAGCGGTCTATATAATGCCTAAGATTCAATTTTCTGTTGGTAATTTTGCTATATTGCCGTTTGAATTAGAACATGACGTTCCGAATGTTGGATTCTTAATTTCTGACGGCGAGGAGAAATTACTATATATTACGGATACATATTATTGTCGGTACACGTTTAAAGATGTGAATCACATTATGGTCGAGTGTAATCATTCATATGAAATCCTGAACCAACGTGTTGATGATGGTGGCCTGCATGAGAAACGCATGGAACGATTAATTCAATCCCATTTTTCGTTAGAGAATGTTATTAAATTTCTAAAGTCTATGGACCTTACTAAGTGCCAAGACATTCGACTGCTTCATTTATCCGATGAAAACTCCGATGCAGCTATGTTTAAACAAGCTGTTGAAGCCGCTACCGGTAAATATGTAGTCGTAGAACAAGAAAGGAGTCCATTATGATTGTTAAATCTATTCAAATTACAGATAACGATATCAATATCGCCTATCAGAAACCATCTGCTACAGGCTTGACAGATGTCTTTACCATTAAATCTAAAGATGATCCACGACCTGAACTCATGCAAGCATTCAGTCGACTACAGGCTATTATGAAAAAGAACTTTGAATTCCTGGAGGAGTTTAACATCCCGTTTGTCGTACGGTCATTCAAGTTTAAATATGGCGTTATCGAAGATGTGGTGGAGAAAGTCAGCGTTGAAGGCATTATACAAGATGCAAACTCTACTGATGAACTGAAATTCAAGACTGATTGGTTGTCGGTAGAGTATGCAGACCGTACATTCGCTATTTCAGTGCAAGACTTAATTGATGAATGTGTAAGGTTTATTGCTGGTAAACGTGCACAAGGCAATTTATTTACAAACGAGGAGTAACGGATGGGAAGGGATGTCTATTACTTCAGTCACGATGTTAATGCTAGTAATGACCCTAAAATCATCGTAATGAAAGAGCTATGCGGCATAATTTCTTATGCGTGGTGGTGGATACTGATTGAGCAGTTGGCTGTACAGGAAGAGTATAGATTACCAATGGATAAAATTACGTTCACGGGGTTAGGCATAGCGTTCGGAATGAAGCAAAACGAAGCAAATGCTTCAAGCAATGAAGCAAATTTAAGCAAAACAAAGCAAGCAGAAGCATTTGTAAATTTGCTTATAAATGAGTGTGAGCTACTAGAGACGGATGGCGAGTATTTTTGGTCTCCCTCTCTTATTCGACGAAATTTGCTTCGGAAAAATAAGCAAGAAGAAATATCTAAGAAACGCAGTGAGGCTGGGCGTTTAGGCGGTCTTAAGAGTGCTGAACAACGAAGCAAAACGAAGCAAATGCTTCAAGCAAATGAAGCAAATGAAGCAAATCAAGCTAAAGGAAAGGAAAGGAAAGGAAATAATATAGAGAGAGATACGCGCGCGCGTGAAGATGAAAATCCTCTATCTATGTTTGACGATGATGAAGTAAAAAATAAGCCCATTTACGATTTGTACATGAAGGCAATCGGAGATGTATCACCTGTCATTAAAGACCGACTGGATGATCTGGTAGAGTCTTATGGGAAGGAACGAGTTATTGTTGCTATTAATACCACAGCGGATAATGGAGGTAATAGCATCAAGTATGTTGAAACTGTCACAGCAGGAAATCTAAAGAAGGAGGTGCAAAAAGATTTTGGAGCAAGTAAACATAACGGAAATGCTAGAAACGTTTCTCGAAAAAAGGAAGAAGTCGACTGGCAAGCAGAGTATGAACGAGTCCACGGTAAAGGATGAGTTCTTCTATCCTGTGTATGATAAGCCTGTAGTGATTAAGAGTGATGTCAATGGAGACTATGCTGCTGTTGGTATCCCTCGGCGATACTATGACATGGATTTTGAGTGGTTACGTAAACATGGCAGCTTCCCTAAAGAGAATTCTGAAGCATATGCCGTAGTGAAACAGTATGTAGATAATCTAGAGGCAAATCTTAAAAGTGGCAGAGGATTGATTTTAAGGGGCCCTGCTGGCACTGGAAAAACTTCTATAGCAGTTAGTATCCTGAAAGAGGTTCTAGCGCTAAAACGAGGCTGTATGATGATTTCTATGCCTAGTCTATTGGATATCATGCTCACCTTATCAAAGGGGGATAGAGTTGCGTTTCTAAATTATGAACAAAAGCTCAGAAATATTCCGCTATTGTTGTTAGATGATTTTGGAGCGGAGTATTCTAAATCCGATTGGGTGCATACAAAAGTTGAAAGCATTATTATTGGCCGATACCATGATATGAAGCCAGTTATACTGACAACTAATTATAATAACGACCAAACAAAAGACCATTATAGCGAACGAGTGATTGATAGATTACGTGGCAAAGATTATGAAGAGGCTATATTTTGGGGAGACTCGCACCGATGAAGATTATCCTACGTTGTCAGTTTCGGTTTAGAAAGAAAACCCATGATAGGTTCCCTACGTTGAACGAGTACATTGATTGTGAGCGTGGTTCGACCATAGCGGCGGCTGCTATGAAAAAGAAATGCACCGAGCAGGTCAAAGAACAATGTCTATCACAACAGATAGAATCGGTTAAGGGGAAAGTAGACCTGTTATTTGAATGGCACTCATCGACCAGGCATGATCCTGACAATGTAGCGTTCGCTAAGAAATTTATTCTTGATGGTCTGCAATTGGCAGGTGTGTTAGAAAATGACAATAGAAAGTTCATAGGCACGATGGCAGATGAAATTATAACTGATACAGAGAATTATGTAGTCCTGCACATATCGGAGTGCATGAGTATATTCCTGTAAAGAGTGTTAATTAAAGCGAGGTATTATGAAGAAAAAGCTTGTATATGTGGCTCATCCATATGGTGGAAAGAAGAGCAATAAAGAAAAAATAGACAAAATCATGCAAGAACTGGTGATGGTTGATATTACACATGACTATGTATCACCTATCCATAATTATGGGTTCATGTACTTAACCGGAGACCAATATCAATTTGGCTTAGGGATATGTTTAGGCCTACTCAATCATTGTGATGTACTGGTCTTGTGTGATGGCTGGGAGACTAGCCGAGGTTGTAAAGGCGAATATGAATACGCCAAGAAACATGGTATTGCTACATTTGTGTTAAGCGAATGGAAAGCAATGAACATGATTTAATTATTGTTAGATGCTTCTTATGAAGTTGGTATAAACACAATTCGGACTAAACTACAAATTAAAAAGGGGGAGATGTATTTGAATGAATACGAAATTGAAAAAATCACTAGGTTGGCCACTGAGGTGGCCACAAAAACCTACTATGAATTAGCCAAGCAAGAAAATGCACAGTTAGGTCGTAAACTTCGACACAACACGATCAAGCTGCTTAAGCATTATAGTCAGTTACAGTCATACGTAGACAATGCTATCACGGATTCGACACAAGCCGAGGATATATGGCTCAATGAACTGTTAATTGATATGTTTGATGATAATAGCGTTGTAAAAGTTAATGCGATTGTTAAAAGCAAAGAAAAAACAGCATTGATGATGAGACATGTAAATAACATGCTCGATATCTATGCTGAGAAGTGTAGCGACAAGCAATTCAAATATTGCGAATGCATGCGCAGGTATTATATTGATGGAGAAACATTAGAAGAGATTGCAGAATCATTCCCTGAAAAGCCTGATGTACGAACCATTCATAGGTACATCGCTAGAGGTATTGAAGAGCTATCAGTACTCTTATGGGGTGTAATTGGACTAAACACGAAATTGTCATAAAACTGTCGTGGACATGTCATTCTTGACAATTTATAATGATAGTGTGAGTTAATAGGGAAACGATTAATCTCTCTCGACATAGTGAATACCTAGAACACAAAAGCGAAAAAGCCCTTGCTTCGGCAAGGGCTTTTTGCTATAGGTTAGCTAATCCTATAAGACAGTGCGATCGCAACAGGATGCAAGTTAATGGCAAGTTATATACTAAACGTAAATAACAAACGCGCGTTTACCGTAGTCACGAGCATAACGGCGTTTACCAGTCTTAGGGTCTGTTACATATGCAACAAATTTCTTTGTGCCACGTTTAGACCCGCTTTGAGATGTATTAGACATATTAGCTTTTCCTTTCATAAATTTCTCTGAAGAGATTTATGGCGGGCCCGCACTATTTATATTATAACCATTATTTGTTGATTAAACCAGTATTGAGATGTAAATGAAAAAGACCCCGGATTCCGGGGTCTTTTTCTTAGACGGAACAAGTAAACTTGTTTTGAAATAAAATGAGTTGTAGCTAATAACTCAAAGCATCCTTTATACGTCTAAACATCTCACTAACATAATATCACTAAAATATAAAAAATCAATCGTAGGATTACAGAAAAGTTTACTTTTATTTTACAAATGAAAAATAGAACGAATATTCCATACTAGATATTGTTTTTATAAAACAATATAACAATATATAGTATATTATGATGATAAAATCGAATATAGTTATGCAAAAGAAGAATGGAACGAGGTGAATACGATTGACAGATGTGTATTGTGAAAAGAGGCGATGCCTCAATAATGTAAAAGGTTGGTGTAAGGCCAATGGAATTCATATAGACCATATGTGTAAATCGTATGCACCATCACATTCGTTAGTAAAAACAAAAACCGCAAAGGTTCATAAGGAGTGCGGTAAATATAAGCAGAATAAAGGTATTTTAAAGTAGCTAGGAGGTGAGATAGTGGCTGCATTGAAAAATAAACGGCATGAAAAGTTTTGTCATGAGTACATCAAGGATATGAATGCGACACAGGCCGCTATTCGCACTGGTTATTCTAAGAATACAGCTAATAGAATAGGTAGTCGCTTGTTGTCAAATGTTGACATAAAATCAAGGGTTGCCGAGTTGCGAGAGGCTTATTTAGACGAAAATATCATGACAGCCAAACAAGTTGAGTACGAGTTAACAAGAATTGCTCTAGGACTTTCAAATGAAAAGCAAGTGGTTATTGAGGGGACTGGGGAAGGTTGTTCTGAAGCACGGATCATTGATAAACCGCCTGATGAGCGCTCTAGGTTAAAAGCACTAGAACTCATGGCCAAGCGACATCGGATTCTTAGCGGTGATACTACGATTGATGTGCAACCAGTTATCATCGTAGGTGGTGATGATATTGCCGACTAACAAAGTGTACTTACCTGATATCGTAGGCAAGGGGTACGGTGCTTTTTGGCGGTTCAAAGGCCGTTATAAAGTAGTAAAGGGCAGTCGTGCCAGTAAGAAGTCCTCCACGCAGTCTCTAAAAGTTATTATGGAGATAATGGAGAATACTTGCGTTAATTGGCTGGTGGTTCGTAAGACAGAACGGACTTTGCGTGACAGTTGTTTCGCGCAGCTTAAATGGGCTATGCGCCAATTGAAGGTAGAACGGTACTTTAAATGTTCCGTATCCCCTCTCGAAATAACATACATACCGACAGGACAAAAGATTCTCTTTAGAGGTCTTGATGATCCATTAAAAGTAACATCCATTACGGTTGAAGTTGGCGCTCTATGTAGACTCTGGGTTGAAGAAGCTTATGAGATTATGAGTGAAGATGCGTTCAACAGACTTGATGAATCTATTCGTGGTCAGTTGCCTAATGGGATGTATCACCAGGTGGTCTTAACATTTAATCCGTGGTCAGATAGGCACTGGTTAAAGAAACGCTTCTTTGATGAGCCTAGCGAAAATGTATTAGCCTTAACTACTAACTATATGTGTAATGAGTTCCTGGGCGAATCAGACTTAGCACTGTTTGAGGAAATGAAAAAGAATCCTAAGCGGTATAAAGTAGCTGGCTTGGGTGAGTGGGGGGTAGTTGATGGTCTTGTATACGAAAACTGGAAGGAACAAGATTTCAGTATTGATGAAGTACGCAAGTTACCAGGGGTAAAAGCCATATTTGGCTTGGATTTTGGTTATACTACAGACCCGACAGCTCTCTTCTGTGGTGTCGTTGATGCTGCAGAACGTCGACTATATGTATTTGATGAACTCTATGAACGAGCTCTTACTAACAGAGCAATAGCTGAACGAGTACAACGTTTGGGATATGCAAAAGAAGCTATCATTGCTGATTGTGCCGAGCCTAAAAGTATAACAGAGTTGAGAGAATTTGGATTGACTCGAACTCGAGCATCTAAAAAAGGTGCGGATAGTATTCTGAATGGTGTGCAGCGCATCCAGGACTATGAAATTATAGTACACCCTAGATGTGTTAATTTCCTTACTGAGATTAGCCAGTATCAATGGGGGAAAGATAGATTTGGTAAGTATACCGGCAAGCCTGAAGATGATAATAATCATTTAATGGATGCTATGAGGTATGCATTTGAGAAATTTGCTGTGGTTAAAACAGGCCAAGTTGATATTTATTAGGAGGCTTATATATGGCTGTTATGTCAAATCCAAGAGATAGCGAATATGAATTATTGCATGACGCTTATTATGGCACAGGCATGTTCGCTAATGGTGGTGCATTACCTAAATATTCTCGTGAAAGCTCACAGAATTATAAGTACCGCCAAAAACTTTCATATTATTTAAATCATACAGGGCCGATACTCAATGCTAGTGTCGACCCTATTTTTAAAGATGAAATATCACGCGACTATAATAAAAGCGAACTTTTTGCTTCGTTCTTGGAGAACGTAGACAGACTAGGGACGTCGCTCCAAGAATTTATGCGTTTTAATGCAACGCAAGCAAAATTGTATGGTGTTATGTATATCATTGTCGATAACGTAACAGAGTTTGGTGAAACGATGGCCGATGTGATCTCTAAACGCCAGTTCCCTTACCTATATGCTGTTGAACCAAAATGTGTATATAATTGGCGGATTAGCGAAATAGGCGAACTGGAATTATTTGCGTACACATCTCAAGTGTTCGATGAGGAAGGAACCGCAAAAACACAATTCCATGAATGGACAAAAACATCATGGGTAACAAAAGATGAAAACAACAAAGTAATTGCACAAGGTGAGCATAATATCGGTAGAATACCTGTCGTGCAATGGTTCGGACGTAGTTCAAAGAAAACAGATATATTGCCGCCTCCTGAATTCCTATCTATTGCAAGAACTAACCATCAAATATATCATCAATGCTCGTTATTATCTCAAATATTAAGCATGCAAACGTTTAGTATTTTGACATTGCCTGATAACGGTCAAAACATTGGTGATATTACACTAGGTACAAATAATGTGCTAATGTATCCGGCTGAATCAGGCCATGCTCCTGCATTTATTGCACCGGATATTGGGCCAGCACAAATTCTGATACAAACAATTAAAACGCTTACAGATGATATGTACCGTTTGTCAGGAATTAACTCAGTAATAGGTGTACAAGAGTCAAAAAGCGGTGTAGCCAAGCAATGGGATTTTGAACGAACCAATCAACGGCTGGCGGATTTCTCCGTACAATGTGAAAACGCAGAATATGACATCATTGATTTATATGAATTGTGGACCGGCGAAAACATCGGTTATAAATGTGATTATCCTCGCAATTTTAAAATTAATGACGTAGCCGATGTTATTGCTCAATCTCAATCTGTACTCGATTTAAACCTCGGCAGTAACACTTTGAAAGTCGAAACTGGCAAAAAGGTATTGGACAGTTATGTACCTAATCTTGAGCCTAAAGAGTACGACAAAATTATTGATGAAATTGAAGAAGCTGTTCAACGACAAGAACAGGATCTTGCATATCATGATGAAGGGAACGAAGTAGATGAGGATGCAGAGGGAGATAGACAAGGCGATAACCAACTTCGAGGCAGAGATAAAGAAACTCCTTGAATTAGGTTATAGTCCTAAACAAGCTGTTAAAAAGGCTTATGAGGCATATCCTGTTATGCAGTTAATGAAGCCTACGTTACAGGCTGATTTGACGAACTCATTCATAGCTGGGTATGGCAATGATGTTCCGTATAGCACTAAAAGTATTTCAATAGCAATGGCTGAAAGCTGGGCGGCTGATAACTTAACATTATCTAGTCGCCTTTATGGTCGTTCTAAGGCTATTAAGCAAAGCGTGGCTGATACTTTGACGCAAGCGTTTAAAACAAATAAAGCTGTACGAGATACTGCAAAGTCAATCTTCGATGGGTATGGCAATGGTGGTATTATTCCAGAAGCCTCGCTACCTAAATTTATTAATGATCTTACGAAGCTCAATATAACTGGTAGCAGTACACCGGAAGCTAAGCAACTACAACGCAAGGTACTGCGTAGTGTTCGTGATAAAGTATCAAGGCTCACTACTCCAGGCGTTAGGGCTGCATATACTGAATTAACCCATGCCATTGATAAAGGCAACGAAGAACGTATCAATAAAGCACTGGAAACTGCTGTTCAAGAAAAAACACGTTATAATGCTGAGCGTATAGCACGCACAGAAAATGCGAGGGCTTATGCTGACGGTCAAGTAAATAGGTACATGAACGATGATGATGTCGTAGCCTATAAATGGCGGTTAGCTGCAAGGCATCCTCGCTTTGATATTTGCGACTTTTATGCTAATGCTGATTTATACGGACTTGGCAAAGGTGTATATCCTAAAGATAAATTACCAACATTGCCTGCTCACCCTCATTGTATGTGCCATATTCAACCATTAACAGAATTAGATATTCAAGAGAATAAGCAGCACGAGGGAATAAATCAAGCTGGCTTGGATTACATTCAAACGCTAACTAAACCAAATCAGGAAGTGTTACTCGGTGTAAATGGTCGAAATACTGTATTGAGTGGCAAAGGCAGTTGGCAAGACTTTGCAAGAGGCTGGGCGTCTGATATATTCAATGCAAGGGTTCCTGCTATGTTACAGGAAATGCCTAAACATACTTTAAAACTACACCCACCGAAGGGTAGTCATATAAACTCAGATTATATTATTGATACTAAAGTTATAAACAACAAAGCGTATCGTGATAAATATAATGAACTAGGCTATTCAAAAGATATAACTAGACTGATATTTTCAGAATGTATAGCATGCTTAAATGCTGCAAATGGCTATAATCGAGAACGTGGTATAATGATTGACTTGGTAACAAAAAAAGTTGGTAAAGAAAATATCGGTAAAATAGGTTCAGACAATGTAGGGGTTTATTTTCCTAATAATGATAAAACACCAATAAATCGGTATGTAGTAATACATAATCACCCTAAGAACATCACGTTTTCTACTACTGATATAGAAAATTATTTAAGAAACAGCAGTATTCATAGCGCTGTTCTTGTCGATAGTATGGGTAATGTATATCAAATAAAAAATATTAATAGAAGCATAGATGTAGATAAAGTTGTAAATAATATGAAGTCACTGTATAATAATATTAAACAGTATCAGTCTACATGGAAAGCGATGAATTCAGTTGTACAGCGGCTTGTAAAAGAGGGAATTATAGAATATGAAAAAAAATAAAAAGAAAAAAAATGATATACCCATCTTATGGGTGGACGATAGTCAATATGCCGATTTGCCTGTAACGAAAACCCCAGATGACATAATTACTGAAGAAGAACAGGCACAAATAGATGAAATACAAAAAAAATATGACTTTTAAGCACATACAATTATGTATGTGCTTTTTGTTTACGCCCTTTCATGTGTGATGATTGGGCGTATTTTTATTGGTGCAATTAGGCGGAGGCCTGTTGCGCCTTTTTTATTTTCATGTTTTACGGAGGTTTACACATGAACATTGCAGAAGTTTATCAAGCACTCGAACAATTGGAAAATGGCAAGGATCTTATCGACGCTATTAAAGGTGAAACATCTCGCCTTAATAACGAAGCTAAGACAACGCGAGAAAAGCTACAAGGTCAAATTACTACGTTAACCGGTGAACGTGATACGCTTTCAACTCGTGTTAGTGAATTAGAAGGACAAGCAGGGGCTGGTTCTAACTCGCCAGAGTACAAACAGCTTGAAAAGCAATTAAAAGCTATGAGCGACAAGTTCGAACAAGCAGAAACTAAAGCAAAAGAAGCAGAAGCCAAACGAATTCAATCTGAAATTATGGCACAATCATTGGACGCTTTCACAAAGGCTAATGCGGTTGATCCGCAGGAGTTTGCACGATTAGTTGCCAATGACATTAAAGTGCAGGACGATGGCACTTATGGCTATACAAAAGAAGATGGCACTATCGGTACTATTCAAGACCGAACCGCAGAATGGTTGCAAGGTAAATCTTGGGCCGTTAAAGCGACTGGCAATCCAGGTAGCGGACAAGGTGGTACAGGTGGCAATGGTCCTGATGCAATTAAGGCTGAATTCGCTAAGGCTGTAGGCATTGAAATGTAATTATTTAATTATTGGAGGTCAATTACATGGCAGTTAATACATTACAATACTCTCAACAGTTTCAAACTGTACTCGACCAACAAATGTTAGTTGGTTCCACAACTGGTTTTATGGAAGTTAACGCAGGTCAAGTCAAGTACGATGGCGGTGATACTGTTCATATTCCTGAAATTAGCATGCAAGGTATGGCGAAATATGATCGCGATGAAGGCTTCAATCGTGGTTCCGTTACTTTGAAATTTAATCCTTACAAAATGACACAAGACCGTGGTCGTACATTCTCTCTCGACTCCATGGACGTAAACGAAACAAACTTCGTTGCAACTGCTGGCACTGTAATGGGCGAATTTCAACGTACACAAGTTATTCCTGAAATTGATAGCTATCGTTATTCTAAAATTGCTGCGTTGGCAACTGCAGAAAACAAGGTAACAACTGGTTATACACCTACTGTTGCTGATATTCTTGATAAATTGGACGCAGAAATTACAGACATTCAAGACGTAATCGGTGAAGATGAAGCACTTATCATCTGTATGTCTACTAAGTTACGTTCTATCTTGAATAATGCAGATAAATTCCATAAATATTTGGACGTAGCTCAATTTAAAGCTGGTGCAATTAACACAAAAGTTCGTTCTTTCAATGACATTCCTATTCTTGGTGTGCCGTCCTCTCGTTTGAAAACACAATACGTGTTTAACGACGGTAAAACTTCCGGTCAAGAGGCTGGCGGTTTTAAAGCTGATACAGCAGCCAAAGAAATTAACTGGATTATCATGCCTCAACGTGCACCTATTGCTGTATCTAAAACAGATAAAGTTCGTGTATTTACTCCGGACATTAACCAAAAAGCAGACGCTTGGAAAATCGACTACCGTAAATACCATGACTTATGGATTCCTAAAAATCGATTGGCTGCAATTCATGTTAACGTTGGTGCGTAAGGTAGGTGGATAATATGGCACGTCTTGTACGATTAAACGAAGTACAATATGTAAGCGAAGAATATGATATTAAACGCTTGCAAGATGAAGGCTTTACGATTGAAGAATTGGAGCCTGTCAAAGATGATGATAAGTCAAAACGTAGCGGTAAAAAGCCCGATAAAGAGCCCGGTAAAAAGCCCGATAAAGAGGAGTAATCATGTTACCTAAAGAGGTGTTCGAACGACGGCTCAGACAAGCTGTTAAGTCGAGCACCTTTATGGTGCAAAATGAAGCACAACAAAAGCATGATTTTATAACTCGTACCGCTCAATTGGAAAGGGCTGTCGATACAAAATTTAGTTTTGACAATGGCAATAATATTGGGGTAGTGTACATTGACAATCAGGTAGCACCTTATGGAATATTCGTCCATCAAGGTACAAGACCTCATACTATTAAGCCTAAAACTAAACGTGCATTGCGTTGGGTTCCAATGGCTGGTAATAGCTTTTTCTTCGCTAAGGAAGTTCACCACCCAGGAACTAAATCCGACCCATTCTTATATGAAGCGTTGGAAAGAAAACGTAATGATGTATTTGATACATTTTCAAAAGCCACTGGGCTTGCTATTAATGATCTATCGAATAGCGATTGGCTTGGGGCTAAGGAAAAAGAAATTCGAATAGATATTTAGAGGTGTAACAATGCTATATGAATACGAAGAAATGCAGTTCACCGATGAGCTGTTAGGCAAAGAGGTTCTACCTCAACATGTAGAACGTGCAGAAAAAGCATTATATGCCTTTGCAAAACGTCTTGGCGTATTAGAGGGCGATATTGTAAGAAGTTATCTAGTTGATGAATTAGTGCAACTATATATATATCGTTTTGTGTGCGTTGACAAGGCTTATGCGTTACCAGGTGCATATACTCGCGACGGCTCAACAGATGATTTTTATAGCAAAAAACTGCAATATATCGATGAACGTATCACAATGTGCGAAAAGCAAATTACACCGGAAGAGTTAACAGGCGACCCTACTAAATATGCTAGGTATCGAACTGTAGAAATTTTCAGGGGGTAATATGTGGCTCGAACTCATGCAACATATCAAACATGTAATTGATAGCCACGGAACAGGCTTTAATGTTATTCTTGGGGCTATGAGGCCACAAGCTGCAAATATCGATGCGAATGGCGTAATTATGGTGATTAGGGGAGAAACAACGCCGGGAGATAATGCCATTCAATCTGAATTGCAACAAGAGTTATACATTGAAGTATGGGGGCGGAATGACGACCCTGATATGAACGTAGGTTATGAAGTTATCGCTAAGTTCGAGGATACTTTCGAGGCGATTATGAATAATCTTCGTAATTCATGTGGCAGATTAGTTCCGGAAGCGTGTATCTTGCAAGATAGCGGCTATCAAATCGTCGATATTAAATGTACAAGTAAAGTAGGCGACCATGATTCAGTACGGCCATTGATTGGCACACAGTACAGGTTTGTGGCTCGCCTTATTAATTTGAATGAAGAAACAAACGGAGGTATCTACTAATGCCAGCTCAACCAGCTACAGCAAAAAAACTTTATAAACCGCAACAGGGGGCAATGCCTACTGCCGGTAAAAATTATTTGGTCTATGTTAATGTTGGCACCGATGAAACAACAGGTGCTGAATGGCTTTTGTTAGGCGGACAACGTACAAGTGATGTATCTCGTAAGGCTGATAGCATCGATGCATCTCATAAAGGCACTGACGGCTGGAAGGCTACTATCCCAGGCCTTAAAGAATGGTCTATCGACCTTGAAACATTGCTTATGCCTAATGAAGAATCGTTGCAATTGTTAGATGAAGCGTTCTTGAACGATGATCTTATCAACATTAAAATCGAATATCCTAATAAAGCATATATGACAGGTATTTGCTCCATTACAGAATTGTCTATGAACACACCACATGACGATGTGGCAACGTATAAAGGCAGCTTGAATGGCGTAGGTCCATTGTCCAAATTAAAACAACCATAATTTATAGTTAATTTAAGGAGTGTGCACTCATGAAAAAAATCAAATGTGATGTATTTAATACTGGCGAAACAATTTATTTTACGATTGGTCGAATTGCTGAACTTGAACAGCTATGGGGGGAACCTATTTTTAAAGCAGTTCAAGCTGGGGCAATGACATTCCAACAATTAATCACTGCATTTGTTGTCGGAATGAAGCACGAAGGTCGTAAACGCGATTATATTTACTACCAAGAAAAGCTACAACAATTATTCGATGAAGGCGAGGTTCAATATTTAGAACTTGTACAGTTAATTGTAAAAGCATTAATCGGTAGTGGTGTATTTGGTAAGGCTGCGTACTATGCATCATTTCCGGAAGAAGCTGACGAAAAAGCACAATCTGAAGTAGAAGCAGAGGAAGCAGAAGCAAAAAACTAGAAGGGGGCTATACAGCCCCCTCTTTTAATTTATGGATAACTAAGGCCGAGCGTACGGCGTATGGTCCACTCAATTTGAAGCCTTGGGAGTTTATGAAGTTAAGCCCTATGGAATATTACAAACTGGTGGAAGGATACGAATTGCGAATGGAGATTGAGGACCGTAGACAGGCTTATTTTACGTGCATAATGACAAATGTTCATATTGCTGGCAATAAGCGATTAAAAGTCGAGGACATCATGAAGCAATTACACCCTATGACATTGGCACAACGCAAAACGGAAGAAAAGTTATTCATGGAAGAATTTAGACAGGCGGGAGGTGAGATATAAGAAAATGGCAGATTCACAAATCAATGTACGCATAGTCGGTTCATCTAGTGGTGCCGAGCAAGCACTCGATAGGGTGGCTAAGAAAGCGGAAAACGCACTAGGTAAAGACGTTACTGCTTCGATGGAGGCTGTTAAAAGTAAAGCCCAGAAGATCTTCGGTATTGAAATTCCTAGTATCATGAACGCTGCCAAAAGTGGTGCTGCATTTGGTGCTGCGGCAATTGGCATTGAAGCTGCAGGACGTGCCATGAAAGATATGGCAGTTAGTGCTGTTCAAACCACCGACCAACTTACACAGATTAGGGCACGTATCAATCTGATTAATGACGGCAGTCAGTCTACTGCTGAAATTATGGACAAGATATATAGCGCCGCTAATCGTTCTCGTGGTAGTTATTTAGACATGGCCGATAGTGTGGCTAAGTTGAACATGCTTGCAAAAGACGCTTTTTCATCTAATGACGAAGCAATCTATTTTGTCGAACAATTGAATAAGCAATTTAAAATCTCAGGTGCTAGCGTTGAAGAAACAACATCAGCTATGTACCAGTTAACGCAAGCAATGGCAGCTGGTAAGCTACAAGGGGACGAATTTCACTCCATTATGGAAAACGCTCCGATGTTGGCACAATCTATTGCCAGTGAAATGGGATTGACTGTAGGCCAATTGAAGGAAATGAGCTCGCAAGGGCTTATTACTGCTGACATTATCAAGGAAGCCCTATTTAATAGTGCAGAAGAAACAAACGCTAAGTTTGCAGAAATTCCTATGACGTTCCAAGATATAGGAACGCAAGTTCAGAATGAATTAATAGCTGCATTTCAACCGGCAATGGAAGAAATAAGCAACATGACAAGCTCAGGTGTATTGAACGATGCACTTGCTGGGCTATCTATTGCCTTTCGTTTGGTTGGTACTGCTGCACAAGCGGCCATTATTACGGTAAGGGGTGCATTTAGTGCGTTATCTGTTGTAATTGGTACAGCTAAGAATATTGTTACGAGCTTTGCGAACCTATTCAGGACTGCCATGCCAGGGGTTGCCACAGCCATTGTAGGTGTTACAACGGCTTTTATAACTTATAAAGCGACTGTCGCATTATGTAGCGCTCAAACTGCTGCATTGACTGTTAAAACCGTAGCATTGAAAACGGCACAAGTAGCTTCTGCGATTGCAACAAGGGCTTATGCGGTAGCAATGACTGTTGTTAAAGTAGCCATTCAAGGTACTATCTTATCGATAGGCGCATTGACTTTGGGGACAACTGTCCTTAAATCTCTGTTTCTAGCTTTAAGAAGTAGTACGATAGCTGCAGCTACTGCACAACGTGTATTAAATGTTGTAATGAAGGCAAACCCAGTCGGAATATTGATATCCGTCATAATGACATTGGTCGGTGTATTTGCGACTGCATCTGCTGCGTCTAATGGTTTCGGTAATACGTTAAGTTCGGTATTTTCAACTATTGTGCATACCGCTGTTTGGGGTGTGAATAAAATTATAGAAGGGCTTAACTGGTTAATTGCAAAACTTAATAGCGTAGGTGATAAAGTAGCTAAATTCTTTGGCACTACATTTACTGCTATACAACAGGTTGACACAATCAGTGCTGATGATACACAGGCATTTATTAATAAAGCAGAGAATATGGCTTCACAAGTAATGCAAGGTGTAACAGGTGGCGGTGATACAGGCCTAGACGTTGGCGGTGGTGGCGGTGATGATGGCGGTTCCGCTGGTACCGGTAAAGGTGGAAAAGGTGGCGGAGGTGGTAAAGGCCACTCCGGAAAGGATCTTGCAAAAGAGGCCAAAGAGGTCCACGAAAAAATCTTGCAATCGTTCTTGGAAATGCAAGGCAATCAAGTCGAACTAATCGAATTGCAATACAAAAAAGAACTCGATGAGCTCAATAAATCAAAGAGCGCTAACGTTAATTATCAAGAAGATTTAAAGAACCTTAACGATGTTTATGCGGATAAACGTATCAAGGCTAAGCAAGAGGAATTTACAAAACTTCGAGCTATTGAAACGAGTATTCGAGATATGCAACAAGATTTTGTGTTTAAAACTTCAAGTAAAGATAGTACAGGCAATGTATCTCCTGCCGTGCAGTTGGCAACAGATTATGCCAACGCCATTGATGAAGTCGAGGACCGCTATGCAGAAATGGTTGATAAGTTCATGAAAATGGACAAAATGGAGCAACAACATCATATTGATCTGTTAAAACAACGAGGTGTTGAATTCGAAATGAGTGCTGACGGACAAATCTCCTACGAGAAAATGAAAAACGAGGAGTTGTTAGCGGCACAAGACGAGTATGCAAAAAAGGCTTTGCAACAACATACCGAGTTGGCAAACGAGAAATATGCTATTGATGAAGCTATGCGAACTCAAAACTTCGAGGCGTTACAAGCTGCATTAAGTGATGAATATATTGCAGAGCAACAGCACTATGACTCAAAAAAACAGCTCCTCGAAGAGTGGAAACAAGCCACAGTCGATGCTCATTGGAATGGACAGCAACTATTATTTGATGCTTTAAACGCTGGTATAGATAGCATGCAGAGTGGCATTTCAGGTCTTATTCAAGGCACTACTACTTTAATGAGTGCCATTCAAAATATTGGTAAAGCTATTTTAAAGACTGTTGCAGATTTCATTGCAAGTTGGATAGCGGCTATGGTTAAAAAAGCCGTATTCGGTAAAATGATACAAAGTCAGGAGGCTGCAACCGGTATTGCTACGGCTAATGCTCAATATCCGGCATGGGCTGCATTGGCTCAACAAGTTAGCATGGCAACAGGTGGCGCTAGTGCTATCGCTGGTATGGCTGCATGGAGTGCTAACACGGCAGCTGGTGTAGCTCAAACAGCTACACAAAGTGCGTTCTCCGGTATGTTTAACTCAGGCTCAAGTGGATTTAGTAGCAATCTATCTTTACCTAAACTGGCAAGCGGTGGTGTGGCTTATGGATCAACTTATGCTGAGATTGGCGAGGGGAAGTACAAAGAGGCCGTTTTACCTCTAAGCGAAAGTACCTATGACGAAATTGGTGGTGGTATAGCTCGTGCCAATGGTGGCGGTGCTGGTAGTATTACATTTAACGTATCTGCTATGGACGCTCAATCGTTTGGAACATGGCTCGAAAACTCCGCAGGACGTTCGCTAAGACAGTTTTTAGTTAACCAAGATAGGGAATTTATAGCAACGGAGGGGACGTGGTAGCATGGCAGATTTAATTAAATTTCCGGATATCAAATCCCTTGCGTGGAAGTCTACGAAGGCTCAAAAATGGGATACTAAAATAAAGCGTACTGGAAGCGGTCGGGTGCGTACCATGACAACGTGGCAGTATCCGCAATATACAATCACTACTGAATTTGCAATATTAACTCCAGAGGAGCATAAGCAAATTATGGGGTTCTATGCAAAAGTAAAAGGCGGTACAGTTCCTTTTCTTTGGTTGGATCCAGAAGATTTTGAGGAAAAGGGCATTCGTTTAGGCACTGGAGCTCAATCTGAATGGCAAGCAGTTCGTTTATATGGTGATTTTAGGGAACCGGTAGCGCATATCGAAAACCTAAAATTATATGCTAATGGGACACCGATAAATGCTATATCTGATAAGGGCGTAATTAGGTTAGCACAAGGGGTAACAGTAGCACCGACTGCGATTATTACTGCTGACTATACATATTATTGGAAAGTTATGTTCAGCGGTGATTATACAGACGAGATTATTTATAAAGATATATTCAAGTCTAAGTCTTTTAAATTGGTAACAGTGAGGTGAGTAAATGAAGGAAGTCGGACAGATTCTAAGCAATCATTTAAGCACATCTCAATCATTTTTGTCGTGTGATTTATACGAGCTAAAACTAAAAAGCGGTATCAGCTATTACTGGGCCGATACCGATGCAGATGTAAATTATGGGGGCCACACTTATAAAGGTGATGGCCCTATTATTACGCGTGAAAAAATAGCTACGAACAGTACTGTTAGTGTTGATAAATTAAGCGTAACCATTACTGCTAGTCAAAACGACCAAATTGGTGGTGTGCCTGTATTGGAAGTCGCTCATAATGGTGGTTTAGACGGTGCAACGCTTGATCTACGCCGTGCCTTTTTTGACGATGCTGGTAAGGTGATTGAGTGCATAGACCTATTCCATGGAATTTGCGAAGTAACACAGGGCGGTGGCTTTATATTGAAGATTAGTGCAAAGTCAGTTGTACAAAAGCTCAATATCGAATATCCTAACCGAAGATATTACCCTCAATGTCCTTACAGTATTTACTCAAAGGAGTGCGGTGTCGATATTAAGGCTTATCGTAAGAAAGCAAAAGTAACGGCTGTTACTGGTACGAATACCGTACAAATCGATATACCGTTTGAGGACGGCTATTATACAGCCGGTGGTATGGAATGGATAAGCGGACCGTTAGCAGGGCAAGCAACGCAAATTATGGATAGTAAAAATAGCACCATTATTTATATGAGTGCTACAAACACATCACCTCGTATTGGTGATGTAGCCTATATCTATCCAGGGTGCGACAAAACACCGACTACTTGTAAGAATAAATTCAATAATTTTAGTCGGAATAGGGCGACGCCTTATGTTCCTTTAAAGGAGACGATACGATGAAATTAACAATAGGTGAACGTATAGCAAATGCTGCGTGTGAATGGCTAGGCACACCATATCAAAATAACGCTATGGTGAAAGGCAAAGGGGTAGACTGCTCATATTTATTAGTAGCTGCAGTTGTTGATAGTGGTCTAATGAATATCGCAGATTTCAATATCGAAAACTATTCCAATGAATGGCATTTACATCGTTCGGAAGAAAAGTACCTGAAATATGTTAAGCAAGTAGCCGACGAGGTGCCTTTTGATGATCTTCGTATTGGTGATTTTTTACTATACCAATATGGACGTTGTATTTCTCACGGTGCCATTTATATTGGTAACAATTTAGTAATTCATGCGTTCGTTGACTTGGGCGTTATTCTTTCATCGATTGACGATGTATTATTTTATGATGCAAAAGGGAAAAGTCGCTTACGTGCGGTATATCGTTTCAGGAAAGGTGGTAAATAATGGGCTTTTTATTTAATCGTGGTAAAAATACCACTAATCGAGCCGATATGATTGCTGATTTTCAAATCAACAGTGCTTCATATGGTGAGGTAGTGCCTGAGGTATTAGGCACTACACGATTGAGTGGCAATATTATTTACTACGACGATTTCACACCTCATGAACATCGCAGTACGACAAGAACTGGTAAAGGTGGCGGTTCAAAGCATACAGAAATAACCTACACCTATACTGTTGCATGTGCTATTGGCTTATGTGAGGGCCCTATCGCCGGCATAGGGAAGGTTTGGAGAGACAAGGAAATATATACCTATCCGAGCGAAAAAATCGAACTGACGGCATATAATGGAGATTATGGACAAACTCCGTGGCCTTATGTTTTGTCCAAGCACCCTGAAAAGGCATTGCCTTATAGTGGCTTGGCATATATGGCTGGGGTGGTAGATTTAGGGGAACGAGGTAGCCTACCTCAATTTAATTTTGAAATTAGAGGAAAGCTATTAGATACTGGCGACGGTATTGATGTAAACCCTGCCGATTATATTGTGCATGTGTTAAAGTCTATCGGCATTGACGATGTAAGCATAGACGGATTAGACAATTATCGTGCATACTGCAAAGCAGCTGATATTCTAATTAGTACACCTCCGGATAGTAAAAGCTCAAAAGCTCAAAACGTAATTAATGATATAGCTGAAATAACTAACAGCCTTGTGTTTTGGAGCACAGACCGTTTGAAAATTGTACCGTTAGCCGATAAGCCTATTGGCGATTGGTCGCCAGCTAATCAAATTCAATATAACTTAACAGCAGATGATCTTATTCCAGCTAGCGACGGACAACTTATTGTATATAAGCGAAAAGATAGCTCGGAAACATATAATCAGGCAACAGTTGAGTTTATTAATCGTGCCAATAGTTATGAAAAAGAAACGGTATCATTTGAGGTGGTAGCAGATGTGCAAAAGAATGGCCTCAAACCAGCCTCTAAAAAGTCGGCTCATTACCTATATACTAAGGCAAGGGCTCAATATTATGCTGAACAGCTGGCTATGAAACGGCTATATGCAAAGAATCAATATACATTCCATCTCGATTGGGCTTTTTGCAGATTGGAACCGGGCGACCTAGTAACAATCACAGATGAGTTATGCGGATTGCGTGAGCAAATCGTAGTTATAACGTCAGTATCAGAAGCTGCAGATGGACAACTTGAAATTACAGCAGAGGGTAAACCGCCAGGAACATATGCTCCGGCAAAGTATAACGTTCATGAAAACGAACGACCTTTTATTGATTATAATGTACCTGCTCCAAGTGTTAATGACGTAGCTATTATCCAAACCCCAGGTGATGTAGGCGGTAATGAATTATATATCGGTGTTAATTCAGAGCCTAACTGGGGTGGCTGTTCTATATGGTTATCCGACAATAACGAAAACTATAAACGAATTGGCAATATCTCACAACAGGCTCGAATGGGTAGGCTAAAAACAAACCTAATACAAGGAAGTAATACCTCTAATGTGATAATCAATCAAGGTGTATTAAAAGGTGGCAGTCATGTTGATGCTGAACGAGCCAACACTCTATGCTGGGTTGACGGCGAGTGCCTATCTTATGAAACAGCTCAATTGCAGCTTAATGGCGATTATGCTTTGGGTGGTATTATACGTGGCCAATATGGAACTAATGATACAGCTCATAATGCTGGTGCTAGGTTTGTAAGAGTCGATGAGGCATTATATCATGCTCCGTACCGTAAAGAGGATATCGGAAAGCAGGTATATTTTAAGTTTACGTCGTTTAACATGTATGGATCTAACGAACAAGGGTTAGATGAGGTGCAGGCATACCCATATACAATCACACCATACTATATTCCGGAAGTAAGCGATTTAGCATTATTTACTAAGTATTACGAAATTGGCGATGGTGTATTGTCATTTGATGTAGTAGCTGCATTTACTCAACCAACTATTAATACATTTGATACTGTCGAAGCATGGTATCGTGAAGGCACTAACGAATGGAAGTATGGCGGTAATGGTGATAATCAAATCGTTATTAGTGGTTGTGAATTAGGCCATACATATGAAGTGCGATTAAAGGTAAAGGACCGACATGGAAACTACTCACAAGGCATTATCAAATCTGTATTAGTTGAGCTCAAATCAGAAGTGCCTAATACTCCGCAAGGGCTGGGCGTTTCGTTTGGTGATGTTGCCACCTTTAATTGGTTAGAGGTGCGTAACGCTGATATTGATTTTTACGAGTTGCGATATGATCTGCACCCAGGTCAAGAGTATGGGCTAATTGGTAAAAGCAATAATACTACTTTAAGCACTCTATTAACAGAACGGAGTGCAAAAGTATATTTATATGCTCACAATCCTACAAAAGGATATAGTGCGCCAGCAGAATTAACATATAACGTACCTATCCCACCTAAGCCATCTACTATCAAAATAGTTAGTTTGATTAATGGTATCGGTATTACTACCGATAATATCAAGTTAGGTTGTAAAGGGGTTAATATTTACGTTGACGGCACTAGGTATTTCTTTACAACAAATGTAGCAACAATACCATTGGAAAGTGGCGTTCATACAGTACAGGTTGCATTTGTTGATCTATTTGGAGAAGGCCCTAGAAGTGATGAGCAACTAGCGACAATCAAAGCTAAAATCGATAAGTCCCTACTCGATATGGAAAGCCTAGGCCTAGAGGACATAGACAAAGCAGTAAATGACTTGAAAGGCGAAGTCGGCACAGTCAAGACCACCGTCAATGGCATAGATAGCAAAATCATCGACCTTGGCAAGGCTTACCAGCGGACTTTGAGCGATTATCAGCATAATGTAAACTCACAAATCACGCAGATTTCAAGCGGTATTGAGTTAAAAGTAACAGAGGCTATGAATAGCCTTGACGGCGCCGAACTGGTGAGCCGTATTAATTTGAGCCCAGCAGGTACACGCATTGACGGCAAAATATTGCATGTTACTGGCGACGCATTATTTGATAAGAACATCATTACCGAGGGCATGATACAGGCTGGTGCCGTTACTGCTGATAAAATGCAAGTTGATAGCCTATCATCTATCACCGCAACAATTGGTACGTTACGGACCAAAACGAGTGGTGCAAGGGTTGAAATTAGTGATGACTTGATTCAAGTATTTGATGAAAACAATCAGTTAAGGGTAAGGATAGGCATATGGGAGTAACTAAAGCGGTTTTTGATATATATGATAAAAAAGGAGCTTTAATGTTAAGCCTAAACTCGACATTAACGCGATTTTTAGGAGCGCACATAGTAACAGATTATAGTGGGGTGATTACTATTGAAAAACAAAAAAATGAGCAAATTTTTGCGTTCGCGTCTGTTATATCTTACGAGCAAAATAAACCTTTTATGGTTCAACCTATACAAATTGATATTAAAGATAATCAAATTTTTTATAGGATTGAAAATACAGCTCTTCCAATTAATACAAGGAGGTATAAAATCATCTATGGAGTATATTAGAGTATCAAATACAGAGGGAACAACCATTATCAATGATTCTTTTAAAAATTTAGCATTAAAAGAGGTTATAACAACCCCTACACAAGGTGCGTTCGGGTATCAAATATACAGTTATAACGAGCCACATTTTGTAATCAACAAAAAAGAAGATGATCTGGTTTTTGTTGCCCCAAATGGAAAAGACGCTTTTAACAAAGGGTTTATGTTAAAAATCACAGAAAACGAGACTGAATTATTAACGCCAAGCTATCAAGAAGGTATCTTTAATGGATATGGACCATTTACTGACACATGGGGAATTGCCGATACCTCTTCTATGTGCGGTGTTAGACATAGCCCTTCAAGCCCTCATAGTTTTAAATGCTTCGTGTATTCTACTGATTATAAGAAAAGTAATGAAGGCCTAGAAGTGTATGACGAACATCAAAAATTAATTTTTTCATCAGCAAATAAATATCTTCAAGTCAAAAAATACATATATGTTGATGATATTGTTAAAAAATATGTTTCACATAACCAGTGGGGAGTTGGATATATAGAAGGCAGTGAAAACTACCCGCCAGAAGAATACGAACCATACACCTACTGGGGTGTCGTTGGAAGCCATATTAAAATTGCAGAATATAAATTCGATAAACCTATCGCAGTGTGCCCTGTAAGCACGCCGTCTTGTATCATTGGTACTAGGGGGGGTAGTTGTATATTCTTCTATTACTCTTTTATCGACGAACGCACAATAGGTATATATGCAGAAATTAGTGTAGCTCATGCAACTGCAAATCACGATGACGCTCCAGAAACAGAATATTTCTTTGACGATGTGGTTACAATGCCAGTAGGAAATAATAAAATGCTTGGGGTATTAGTTACAGAAATTGAATAAGCGAGTCGCAAAATGAACTTTATCAGAAACGAGCCAGAAACATTACACATCGGCGCGGACTATCGTAGAGGATACGAGGTCAGTGCCGATTTTGATTTAAGCAACTGCACGGCGGTCATGAAAGTGCGTAGCATGCAGGGCAAGCTATTGGCCAATGC